ATAAATGGGGCAGACATCGCTTTGGCAGTGAAAACACTTGGATGGCAAGCTGAGGAAACTATGAATTTGCAAGAGTATGAACGCATTCAGCCGAATGCCACGGTAGATGGCATTCTCTTTAATCTCCCCAATAGTCACTGTGAGTGGCGAGTAAAGACAATGTATACCAAGGAACCGGATACGGTTGCTTGGATTCGTTCCATGCCTGCCGGAGACATTTTCTTCGATATTGGGGCCAATATTGGCCTATATACGATGCTGGCATGGAAACAGGGACTCCGGGTAATGGCTTTCGAGCCCGAAGCCCAGAATTTCTCGGTTTTGATCCGGAATCTGGCGATGAACCGCGTTCCTAAAGAGCTTGCCGTGGCGTTTCCGCTTTGCATTTCGGACGGTGAAACCATCAATACGCTGCGGCTCTCAGATTTGCGCCCCGGCGGTTCGTGTCATTCCTTTGGCTCGGACATGAACTACAAGCGGCAAGAGAAACAATGGGCTTACGAGCAAGGTTCCGTGGCTTTTTCGCTGGATACGCTGGTGTTCGAATGCGGCCTGCCGGTGCCGAATCACGTCAAGATCGACGTGGACGGCTTTGAAGACAAGTGCCTGAAAGGTATGAGTCGCGTTCTCGCGCATCCAAGCCTAAAATCGGTGTTGGTGGAAATGGATTCCGCCAATTCTGACCATATGGGGTGGAAAGATGGACTCGAAAAACTCGGATTCAAAACCGACGACGCTCAGATTGCCGCCGCCAGACGATCAGAAGGGCCATTCGCGGGTATCGGGAACATTATCTTTACGCGGGTCGATGTTCCCGTATCAGAGAGCGTGCAGCCATCTTTGGGGACGGACGTACATCCGGCCCAAGATGGGAAGCTGTCTGAAACAACGACTCTGTAAAAAGTGCGGATTTATGCAATATCTCTAGGAGAGGATCATGGACCCGGTGGAACATGCCATCTACAAATTGCGGAATGCTCAAGTCAACGAATACCCGTATGGACACTTTTTTGTACATGACGTGTTCCCCAAGGACTTCTATCACGATCTGATTAAAGCCCTGCCGGGCAACGAGCACTATGCCCCGCTGCCCGGTGGTTACAGGCATCGCCAAGCCCTGCAATCGCCGATAGAAATGGTCGCCGGGTTTGATTCCGCCTACTTCGCCTCTCAGGTTCTCACGGTTTTCAGCAAGCAATTCTTCACCCGCTATCCGGACCATAACCGGCCTAAATTCCGTCAGGAAATCAGGTTTATCCGCGATGAAGAAGGGTATGCCATTGGTCCGCATACGGATGCGCCATGGAAGGTGGTGAGCCTGCTGTTCTACCTGCCGTCCGAATACCACTACGTGGACCACGGAACCAGCATCTATGTCCCCGAAGACCACAAGAAAACGTGTCCCGGTGGGCCGCACTACCCATTTGAGGGATTCCATGAAGTTTGGCGTGCGCCTTTTGTGCCAAATTCTTGTTTCGGGTTCTTCAAGACCCCAAATTCTTGGCATGGGGTCGAGAAAATCGAGGGGAAGACTGAAAGAAATGTTATGCTCTTCAATATCTTCGAGGAACCGGCGCAGAAATCATGATTGATCGTGAAGAATTCAAGCGCAAGGCCATCAAACGCCTTCATGAATGCCGCGAATTTTGCGGAAAGTGGCATCAGAAGGCGCGGGATGACTACGCTTTTATCGCGGGCGACCAATGGAAGCCGGTAGACGAGAATTTGCTGCGTCAGCAAAGCCGTCCGCATGTCACGTTCAATTATTCCGAGAAAATGATCGACGCCGTGGGCGGCGCGGAAGTCAGTAACCGTCAGGAAGTGGTCTATGCGGCGCGCCAGATGGAAAACGTGCCCCTTGGCGAGATTTGGACGAATGCCGCGCGCTGGGTGCGCGACGAATGCAACGCGGAAGACGAAGAAACAGATGCTTTCCGGGATGCTCTCATTTGCGGAATGGGCTGGATCGAAACCCGCATGGATTACAGCGAAGACAAGGACGGTATGCCGATCCTGAGCCGTATCGATCCGCTGGAAATGTTCTTCGATCCTGCCGCCATCAAACCCTCTCTTGCCGACCGCCGCTACGATTTTCATGGCGCGTGGATGGACAATGACCTGATTGCCGCGCGCTGGCCGAATGCCGTTATTGCCAACACTGATTGGGATTCGGCGGAAGGCGAAGTTACGCATATTCGGCATGGTTTCCGCTATCAGGACGACCAGAACGCTCCCTATCCTGATTTGCGGCGCGTGGATCAGTCCAAGATTTGGTATTACCAATGTGTCGAGATGGAACCGTACTACCGTGTGGAAACCGGTGGTGGTGAAATCGCGGAATTGGAGGAAGACGACTTTCTGTCCATCAAAAAGGCCGTGGATGCGAACGGGCTGAAATACGTTCGCTCTTTCCACAAAGTCTACTACCGGGCATTCTTCGCGGAAGAAACGATGCTGGAATGGGGGCTTTCCCCGTGTCAGGACGGCTTCACACGTAATTGCATCACGGGCAAACGCGACCGCAACAAAAATATGTGGTACGGGCTGACGCGCGTCATGAAAGACCCGCAACGCTGGGCGAACAAGTGGCTGTCGCAGATCATGTACATCATCAACTCGAATGCGAAAGGCGGTCTTATCGCCGAAACCGGCGCATTCGTAGACCCGCGCAAGGCGCAAGAGGAATGGTCTAGCCCTGATTCCGTGACGCTGCTGAATGAAGGCGGCTTGTTGAAGGTCAAGGAAAAGCAAATGACCGCCTATCCTGCCGGGCTTGCGCAACTCATGGAATTCGCGCTGAATTCTCTGCCGCAAGTGACCGGGATCAATTTGGAAGCCCTTGGGCTGGCTAACCGTGACCAAGCCAATGTGCTGGAACAGTCGCGCAAGCAAGCCGCCTATGGGCTGCTCGCGCCGATTTTCGATTCCCTGCATCGCTATCGCAAGCTGGAAGGGAAAATTCTGTTGTGGTTCATCCGGAACTACATCAGCGACGGTCGCCTCATCAAAATCAACGGCACGGGCGAAACCCAATATATGCCGCTGACGAAACTCCCGGATGCGGTGAAATTCGACATTATCGTTGACGACGCACCGACCGCGCCCGACGTGAAACAACGGACGTGGGAAGCTCTCATGCAGATCGTCCCGCCGATGATTAAGGCCGGGATGCCGCTGCCGCCTGATTTGCTGACCTATGCTCCGCTGCCGACTGATTTGATTCAGAAGTGGCAACAATACATGCTGAAAATGCAATCTCAGCAAGTCAATCCGCAAATGGTCCAGCAAATGCAGGAACAAATGCAGAAATTGGAGCAACAGAACCAACAATTGCAATTGCAACTCAAGGACAAGAGTCAGGAACTCCAACTCAAGGCCGTGGAAGTGCAATCCACGCTTGAACTCAAGAAACAGGAAGTCTTGGGTAAGCTCCAATTGCAGGCTGACGCCCATAATCAGGACATGCAATTGCAGCGCGTGACGACTTCGCACAATCTCGCCTTGGCGCAGCAGAAGCAACAGGACGATACCAAAATCAAGGCCGCGACCGCCGGGCTTCAGGGCGGCGATGGCTCTGAAATTAGCCTGAAAATCGAAACGGAAGCCGAATCCATCGTCAAGGCGCTGGAAGGCGTTACCGAATCGTTCGCAGAAGCTCTGAAACAGATCGTTTCCAGCATTAATGCTCCCAAACAGGTAATTCGGGATGCTAACGGTAATATCGTCGGAGTGAAATCACAAAATGGCTAGTTACAAGAAACTTGCAGAGGATCGCGCGCATGAAATTGCCGCGCTTATCGTATCTCATCAGAAAGAGATGGATTCCTTGCGTTCCCAGATCGCCAATATGGCGGATTTGGACCGCATGTGTGAGGCTGTTACGGACGATGAAGCCAAAGCCGTACTCGCCACTTTCGCAGAGCGCGCCCAGAATCGCGCTGAACTGGTTCTTTTGATTCGCGTACTTGCAAGGATTAATCATGTCTGACTTCCAAGAATTGCCGCCGGAATACAAGGAATTTTTCGATACAGGCGTATTGCCTGCATCGCTCGCCCAACAGGCGACGCCTCCCGTGCCCGATGAGCCCCAAACTGTTGACGCACCAACAGGATCGGAAACGACCACAACGAATCCCGCCTCCCCTAGTTCGTTGGATGCGACGCCTCCCGAACCTCAAACTCCGAATATGCCGGATTTGAGCGTATATGAGCGTTTGATTGAAGCGCAGCAAGCGCGTGAAGCGGAATTGCGGCAACAGGTTAAGGCCATGCAGGAGCAAATGGCGAAATTGACCGCTGCTCCCGCGCCTGACCCGACAACCGATCCGCTGGGATATCTGAATCATCAAATGAAGACGATTCAGGACCAGATCAATGCAATGCAGACGCAAACGCAAACGCAGCAGCAAACGCAGCAGCAACAACAGGACGTACAGCAATTCGTGAATACGCTGAACGGCCAGATCGCCGCGTTCAAGTCCACGCATACCGATTACGACGCCGCCTACAAGCATGTGGTGGATATGCGGATGCAGGATTACCGCGATATGGGGCTGACCGACCTGCAAGGCCGTCAAATGCTTGGCAACGAAGAAAGAACGATTGCCATGCAGGCCATGCAGCAAGGAAAGAACCCTGCCGAAGTGGTGTACAAGATGGCGCAGAGAATGGGCTACAAGGCTGCTGCTGCCACGCCGACCGCGACCAAACTGGATACCATCCGGAAAGGTCAAGAAGCCGCCAAAACGGTGGAAGCGGGCGCTCGCGCAACTGCGCCGACCGGGGAAATCACGCGGGAAACGTTGGAGAATGCGTCCGACGCTGAATTGACGAAACTGGTGTCGAACGATTGGGAAAAGATTTTCGGCAAATCCAAGGGCATTTTCGGGTGAATTTAAATGGCTGCTGACGGTTTCGTACAAGTCCCGCCCAATTCCACGGGCGGCAAAGTCGATTGTTCTAGCCTTTCGGTTGCCGGTGCGACCGTTGTCCGGCAACGTGTCGTTATCGGGGATAACGCGCATTCCGCGAACTTTGCGAATGTGACGAATGGCGCGTTGCAAGTCGGCGGCACTCTTGACAACATCAGCGCTACGGTAACGGTTGCTGGCACCGTCACGCTAGGCGCTGGCTCCAACAACATCGGAACCGTTCAAGCGATTTCTGCCCCAGTGGTACTTGCTGCCGGTGCTAACAACATCGGGAAAATTAACAACATCTCGGCCACGGTGGTTGTGTCCGGGACGGTTTCCCTTGGCGCAAGTACCGCCAATATCGGCGTACTCAACAATATCTCTGCCACGGTGACGGTAGCCGGTACGGTGTCGCTTGGCGCAGGCACGGCGAACATTGGTTCCATCAACAATATCTCCGCTCCCGTGGTGTTGGCGGCGGGAACCAACAACATCGGGACCATCAACAACATCTCCGCAAGCGTGACCGTCCAAGGTCATGTGACGGTAGATGCGATTTCCGCGACGGCGACATGCGTCATCGGCGGTTTTCTTGATCCCAGCGGTAACCAGAGGAATTTGGTAGATAGCGCCAATCTGGCCCTAAAAGTCAACGTTGTGGCTGGTGGTGCTGGCGGTGGGATCGTCACGGGTCCGCACAACCAAGGCGTCTCTGTCACGGCTGGCGATAGCCCGGTACTCGTTGGGGGTACTGACGGCACGAATGCCCGGATGGTCAAGGTTGATTCGAACGGCAACCTGTACATCAACAACATCTCCGCGACGGTCACGGTAGCGGGGAATCTGAGCATTGGCGGGACAGTCGGCGGAACGTCCGCGACGGCTGGCAGTAGCTTTACGCTCATCGGCGGAACCGATGGTTCGCTTGCTCGCGCCATCAAGACCGATGCCAATGGAAACCTCGTCATCAACAACATTTCGGCGACCGTAACGGTCGCCGGAAATCTGACGGTCGGCGGCACGACCGGCGCGACCTCCTATACGGCGGGTAGCAGCTTTACCATGATCGGCGGGATGGACGGCTCTCTGGCCCGTGGGCTTCTCATGGACTCGTCGGGCCATGCCATCATTTCCGGTACGGTCGCCCTTGCTGGCGGTTCCAACAACATCGGGACCATCAACAATATTTCGGCTGGTGTCGTGCTGGCTGCTGGCTCTGCGAATATCGGCACGATCAATAACATCAGCGCAAACGTCACGGTTCAAGGCACTGTTTCGCTGGGTGCTGGCACGGCCAACATCGGAACGATCAACAACATCTCTGCTGCCGTTTCTCTTGCCGCTGGTTCCAATAACATTGGCTCCATCAACAACATTTCGGCAAACGTCAACGTGGTATTGCAGGCTGGAACCGCGAATATCGGCTCCATCAACAATATCAGCGCGGCTGTCGTTGTTGCAGGTCAAGTTGCGGCGGGCGCATCCATTACGGCTGGTAATAGTCCGGTATTGATGGGGGGTCGTGTAAAGCTGTCGGCTTCTACGACTGCCGCTGCTAAGGATTGCCAGTGGACATGGATGGATAAAGCCGGGCGCATGATTGTCCAGCTTAACCATCCGAGTTTGGCCCCTTCTGCATCGCACGGTCCTAAGACCGTGACGATTTCCACGTCGGCATCCGTGGCGCTGATTGCCGCGCCGGGTTCTGGTTTGGTAGCGTATGTAGATTCCATCATGGTAACGAATGGAAGTGCTACACTTACGCGAGCGGATATCTACGAGGCTTCCGGGACTGCTACGCCCGTAGTAGCTGGTTATCTCGCAGCAAGTGGCGGCGGTTTTGTGAATAAGTTTGATCCGCCGTGGCGCGTTTCTGCGAATACCGCGCTTAACGCCCGTGTGAAACCAAACGTCTCAAAGTGTCTTTTTGTGATTCATTTCCACGTCGGCGTGGATTAATGGAGGCTGAAATGGCTGCGAAGATCAACAAGACCGTCAAGATTTCGTTGCGTGACGGTTCGAACGTCAAGAATCAAATGTCCCCCGATAACCCGTGGCATGGCGGCGCAAGCGCCAAGGGCATGGGTGAAGTGGACGGCGTGAAGCGTCGCGGTGGTCCGTCGCCGGATACCGGCAAGGGCTACGGCACGGCTCGCGGTATTGGCGGCGGCACAAAGGCGACTGACGGTCGCAAGTCGGGCCAAGATTCTGACGATGGTGAATAATCATGGCCGAAACCAAGAATGGGGGAGGCGGTGACGGCAAGGTGACAAACCGTGCCGGTAACGTCTTCTCTTTCCAAGCTAATACCGGGAAAGTGCTAAAGGATGGCTCCGATTCGAGTCTTCCGATTACGCCAGCGACGGAATTGCGATACAAGGATGCCGTGGTATATGCCAAAGCCCATTCCGGCGCTTGGTATTCCTATACGGGGTCGGCTTGGGTTTCTAGCAAAAACCCGATGGGGATGTGAAATGGCTTACGGTAGCGGAAATCGCCCGAAGGGAAGTCCTGAGCCAAAGGGCAAGAAAACGCCCAATGCTCCAGTCCGGGCAAAGAAACAGGCCAAGGTAGGCAATCCGGGCAAGGATAACGACGGCTCGCGTAACCGTTATGCGAAAGGTCTGCTGTCGGGGAAAAGCCGTGGCTAAACTTACGAGCAAGACTCGGGCAAAGATTCCCGCCAAAAAGTTTGCTAACCCGAAAGAGCGCCGCTTCCCTCTGGAAGACAAGGCGCATATTCGCGCGGCTGAATCCTACAAGCGTTTTGCTTCTCCTGCTGAGAAGCAAAAGATCGATGCCGCTGCCAACAAGGCATTCGGCAAGAAGGGCAAATGATGGCGAAGAAAATGACACTTCCGCAAGCGGAACGGAAGTATGAGAAGTCGGCGGCTGACCGCAAAGCCGATATTGCTGGCGCTAAAAAGCTCATGCGCCAAACCAACAAGCCCATGAGAAAGACCGCTGGCCGGGGGCGATAATGCCACTCGAAAAAGGAAAGTCGCGTAAAGCCTTTAGCGACAACGTGAAGACCGAAATCGCGGCTGGCAAGCCCCAGAAACAGGCGGTTGCCATTGCCTATTCGGAAGCTGGCGAGAAGAAGCGCAAACCTGCAAAGAGGAAAACAAAATGATTCTCTTCCCCGAAGCCGATTTCGCTCCGGGTGATTACGAGAGTCAGATTGTAGATATCCCGAACGATGTAACCCGACTGACCGCGTATGCGACGCGGGTCGGCTGGTCGGGGGATGACAATTGCCTAGAATTGGACCTGTACGCGAATCACCACATTCGCGGGAAATGGTATTTGCTCGTCGGATTCAAGGCTGACGGCTCCATAGATGCTCCCGTTTCTTCCGTGGGCCGTAAAATCAAGATGTATGGGCCACGGCAATTTCAGGTGAAATTCCGTGTCTTGCGCCCTATTAGGATGGAAATCGGCGTGGAGATGGAGACATGAGCATCGCATTCGACAATGCTTCCTCTGCCAAGGGCGCTGCTGTAGCTACGATCAAATGGATTCATACCGCGCAGGCTAACGTCGTCGCGGTTATGGCGCTCTACAGTCCGGGCGCGAACAGCGCATCCTCTGCCGGGCTAAATAACGTCGCCATGACCAAGATGGGGATCGTAAAGCGGACAAGTGGCGCGCAGTGGATGACGATTTATACCGGTAGCGCCACATCTGCCGGGAACCTTAGCTGTAGTGCCACGCTTGGGGGTTCCGACACATGGCCGGTCGGGATGGTGACATATACCGGCGCAGCGGATAACGCATTCGGAACCGGACTCAGCACGCAAACGGCATCCGGGGCGACAAACGTCAACCTGTCTGTTTCTACTCAGGCTGGACAGACTGTCGTAACATTTATGGCGATGAGTGTGGCGGCTTCTGCCGTGGCATCCAATGGAACGCAACGGCTGAATGTCAGTTCTGGATCGTCTTATACCCTCTTCGGATGGGATTTGCCGTCAGGCGGTAATACCACGTCATTCTCTGTTTCTCTGGCGGCGGCGTCGGTGGTATTGGCCGGTCTGGGTATTTCCGCGAGTGCTGTATCAGTAAGCTCGCCTCCTGCAATCGTTCCTTATTCTCTGCGTCTTCTGGGTGTGGGGCTGTAAATGCTGCTCGCTCTCTGGTCAGACTTCTGGAATCCGGCTGATTGGGTACAGGGTGTTACTCCGCCGCCCGTTACCGCTCCGCAATCTCCTACAAATGCCGGTCACGGGCCGATGTGGAAGGAGAAAGAGTATCGGCGCGCGGATGAAGAATATTGGGAAGCCAGAGAACAATCCCTGAAAGCGCATATCCCGATCACGGTTTCCGAAGTGGTCGAAAAGCAATATCCGGAGATTGTTCCGATGGTTGCCGCGCACAATGAAATGGTTGCGCGTCTTCCGAAGCTGCCGGATATCGAGTCTCTGAACCGGGTTTCCACGGAAATTACCAAGCTGTCATTGCAAATTTCCAGATTACGTGTAAAATCCGACGAAGATGCGCTTTTGGCGCTTCTTCTCTAGCGTTCATCCCGTGATGGGGTGAATAGCACCTTAGCCGTGATGGCCGATGATTTCCCCGCGTGAGGGGGAGATTTTCTATCGGAGTTTCATCATGGCAACAACCTCGTTTGCGACCGGGGACAACCTAGCCGTCAAACTGTGGTCGAAAAAGATTGCTGTCGAGGCCCTTAAACAAACTTGGTGTTACAAGTTTATGGGGTCGGATGACAACAGTGTCATCCAAATCTTTGACGACACGCAGAAATCGGCTGGCGACCGGATTCGTATTCCTCTCCGCCGCCTGTTGGCAGGTAACGGTGTTCTCGGCGATCAAACGCTGGAAGGCAACGAAGAACGCATCAACTACTACTCGGATGATGTGTACATCAACCAACTTCGTTGGGCTGTCCGCGAAGGTGGTAAGTTCACTCGCCAATTGGTCCCGTTCGATATCCGCGAACATGCTCGCGCCAGTCTGCAAGATTGGTGGGCTGACCGGATTGATTACTGGTTCATGAACCAGATCGCCGGTAACACGGTTCAAACGGACGTGCGTTTCACTGGCCTGCAATCTGCGATTGCTCCGGATACGGACCATATCGTCTATGCTGGCGGCGCGACGACCGACCAATCGCTTTCGGCATCGGCGACTTATCGCTTTACCCTGACGCTCATTGACGTGTGCGTGGAAAAGGCGAAGTCCCTGCAAGTGCCGATCCGCCCGATCATGATTAACGGCGAAGAAAAGTATGTGATGTTCCTGCACCACTATCAGGTGACGGACTTGCGTACCAACACCAACACGGGCCAATGGTTCGATATCCAGAAAGCGGCTATGCAGGGCGGTAACGTCACGCAGAACCCGATCTATACGGGTGCCATCGGCGAGTACAACGGCGTGATTATGCACGCTTCCAACCGTCTCCCGGCTTTCTCGGCGGGTAACGCACTGTCGGCTGACGGCGGTCGCATCGCGGCATTCTGCGGCGCGCAAGCGGTCGGCATGGCATTTGGACGCGACAACGGGCCAGAGCGGTTCAATTGGGTCGAAGACTACTTCGATTATGAAAACCAGTTCGGTGTGGCTGCGGGCTGTATCGCAGGCATGAAGAAGCTGGTCTTCAACGGATCGGACTTCGCTACGATCAACGTGCGTACTTGGGCGCAAGCTCATACGACCAGCTAATAGGAGGCTGACATGGCTACTTATACGGCTACGGCGGCGCAAACGAACGCATCGGGGTTCTTCCTCCACCCGCCGAAGTACAACGAGAAAGGTGTGCAAGCGATGAGCGTGCAATTCACCTTTACCACTTCACAATCGGCTGGCGACGTTATCCAGATGATTCCTGTCATGAAGGGGACTCAGGTCCACGACGTGATGGTTTCCACGTCCGGCTTTACTGGCGGGCTGGCTACCCTTGGGATCGGGGATGGCAATTCCACCAAACGATTCGGTTCTGCAAGCGTTTCCGCAGCGAATAGCATTCGTCCTACGCAATTCACAATCGGTTATAGCTATTCGGCGGATGACACGATTGATATCCTGTTCGATGCGGTTTCTACCGCAACGGCCACGGGTACGGTGCGGCTGACGGTGTTTTTCTCGTTCGATCAGGCGCAAGACGGCAACTCGTAAGATTCCCTCTGCAAGTGCTTGGCCCCGCTTCGGCGGGGCTTTTTTATGTCAGTGATATACTGAAACCTGCAAAATCTGCACATCGGGAGAAAACATGCAGGTCGAAATGCACTTGCGGGATGCAGGCAACAACAAGCTACTTGGCATTGAAACCAAGGCGGCAAAACCGGCCAACCGTTTCTACGAAGCCGTGAATCTGGATCAGGCCGGGAAACTGAAAGAGGCGGAAGCCATCTACTTGGAAGTCCTAAGCTCCCATTTTGGGAATACAGCAGCAATCGCCGCGCTGGGGATGAATTACGCCGTACAGGAAAAACATGGCATTGCTAATGCCCTTCTCTCCCATGCCTTCAACAACGTGGACAATCTCGAAAAGGATTTGAGGGAATTGGGGATCGGCCTTGAAGAAACCGGCAAGGGCGGTCGGGAGCGTTTCCTGAAAATGAAGCGATCCGAACTCATGAATGCCATCGGTACGACATGGAAGCATGAGAACAAGATCGACAAGGCGCGCTATTGGTTTGAGCGAGCCAAGACTACCTTTGGCGAGCCGTCTGCTGACATTGAAAACAATCTGGCGACCCTGTACATCAACGAGGGTAAGCCTAGTCAGGCGATGACGCACCTGACGGAAGCCATCCGGATCGACCCCACGCACGCACAAGCGCGATGGAACCGCTCGCTGGCGAACCTAGAGCTAGGGAACTACGCGGAAGGGTTCGATGAATACGGCTGGGGCAAGCGCGCGAAAGTCCGCTTGGACCGGGAATATGCCCTTCACCAAATCCCGGAATGGGATGGCTCTCCGGGAAAGACGATCATCGTTTATGGTGAGCAAGGCATCGGTGATGAAATCATGTTCGCGTCCTGCCTGCCGGACCTGATTGCGATCAGCAAGCAGGTCGTGTTTGATTGCCACAAGAAACTGCATCGTCTGTTCTGCCATTCGTTCCCGTCCATCGATATCTACGGCACGCGCGAAGACGAAAACCTCATGTGGCCGATCAAACCGGATCGGACGAATCGTTATCCGTTTGATGCCAAGGTCGCCATCGGTGATTTGCCGAAATACTTTCGCCGTCACTTGGATTCGTTTCCCGGCAAGCCTTACATTACCCCGTCAACGGAAGCGCAATTGCGCTGGGCGCAACGGCTGGATGAGATGTTCGGACGCGGTGACAAGAAACCGGTGATTGGCATTAACTGGATCGGGGGCCACAAGAAAACCCGCGTGGAAGTAAGAAGCCTGCAATTGGAACAATTGCTTCCCATCTTGAAACAGGATGCTCATTTCGTCTCCCTGCAATACACCCCTTGCGAAGACGAGATTTTCCAATTCGAGCAAAAGCATGGTATCCAAATTCACCATTGGCCCGAAGCTGCTTATAACGAGCACTATGACGAAACCGCAGGACTTGTCGCTAACCTTGACCTCATTATCACTTGCTGTTCCTCCGTGGTGCATCTCGCAGGCTCAATGGGTGTTCCGTGCTGGGTTGCCACTCCGAGTCGCCCGGCGTGGCGATACCGTCTTGATCTTGATTACATGCCGTGGTACGGAAAAACCGTAACCCTGTTCCGGCAAGCGCCTGACACCGTGGAATGGGCCCCAGTAGTCAACGAAATCGCCGCATCCTTTGCGGAAATGTTGGAGTAGATCATGAAATGGCTGCTGTCTCTTCTCTTGCTCGCCGCGTGCGCTTCTGTACCGCCCCAACAGACGGCACGCAATTCGGTTGTTTATGTGGCGACGGATACGGGACACGGCTCTGGTGTCGTCATTAATGAGAAGTGCGCGCTAACTGCGGCGCACGTCTTGGACGGTGCCAAGGAATTTATCTTGATGGGGGAGGATGATGCGCCGCATATCGCAGCAATTGCGGCGGTAGATACCGACAAGGATATCGGAGTAGTGTGTGCTGCCAAATCCCTTAACGCGCCGCCCGTGCAAATGGTTGACAAGATGCCGCCAGATTGGACGCCTGTCTTTACCATCGGATTCCCGATCGATAAGAAGTGGATTCTGACGGAAGGGCGATATCAGGGCGATTCCACCACGACGACGCCGGTCGCACCGGGCAGTAGCGGCGGCGGCGTGTTCACGGAAGACGGCAAATATGTGGGGTTCATCGATGCCTTGGCTCTCTATTCATCTCCTGTTGGCGTCTTGGACTTTCCTCATCTGGCGACAATCATTCCCGTTACTGACATTCGGACCTTTCTGGATGCCAACCACATCACCTACAGAGGATAACGATGCTTTTCACGCCCCAATACGCAGCATTGCAACAAGAACTTCATAGCCGTGGCAATTACGGTGTGAGCGGCCATAAGCACGCCGATCACATTATCCAGCTTACCCAGAATCTCGGAACGCGGGACGTGCTGGATTACGGCGCAGGACAATGCACGCTTTCCAAGGCGCTCCCTTTTGCGATCACGAATTACGATCCGTTTATCATGGGCTTGGAGAAAGAACCGGAACCGCATGATATCGTCGTGTGTTCGGATATGTTTGAACATATCGAACCGGAATGTCTGGGTGCCGTGCTAATCCATATTCGCAGCAAGACCATGAAAGCCTTGTTTGTGGACGTGGCAACGCGCCCGGCAAACAAGGTATTGGCCGATGGCCGGAACGCTCATTTGATTCAGGAGTCGCCAGAATGGTGGCTTTCACGCACAAGCAGCTTGTTCGACGTGCAATCCTTGCAAACCTATCAAGGGGGCTTTATCGCAATCTTTTCGCCGAAGGAAGTAAAATGACTCCGCTGAAAATCGCCATCGGCTACGATCCGCGAGAAGCGGTCGCCTATCACGTCCTATGCCATTCAATTATGTCGCGGGCCTCCGGTCCGGTCCAATTCATCCCCATCAGCCTATCGACATTGAAAGGGATTTACGCTCGCCCGCGAGATACCCGGCAATCGACGGACTTTACCTACGCCCGATTCCTTACTCCATATCTTGCTGGGCCGGGGACTTCAATATTCCTAGACTCGGACATGCTGTGTTTATGCGACATTTACGAATTAGTCGAGAAAGCGTCCGAAGATCGTTTCTCCGATGTTTTGGTGGTAAAGCACGATTACACACCGAAATCCGGAAACAAGTTTCTGAATCAGGTGCAAACCACGTACCCGATGAAAAACTGGTCAAGCCTCATGGTCTTCAACGGGCATCGGATGGCCGTAAAGAACCTGACGCCGGAATACGTCAACAAGGCAAGCCCGATGGACCTGCATCAGTTCAAATGGGCGGGGGCCGTAGGCGCAATCCCGCCTGAATACAACCATCTCGTCGGCGAGTACGAACCGCGTAAGGATGCTAAAATCGTGCACTATACGCTAGGGTCGCCCTGTTTCCGTTCCTATCAAGAATGCGAATACGCTCAGGAGTGGTTTGAGGAATTAGGAAGGATGACGCATTGCGATGACCCGATTTTGGAGCTAATCCAATGCCAACCTACCTCAGCATCCAGCAAAACGTAGCGGACATTCTGAACCGCTCGGATTACACTTCCCAGATTAAATTGGGGATCATTGCCACAATCCGGGCCTACGAGAAGCAACGGTTCTGGTTCAACGAAACGGTAACGGCTCTGACATGCACGCCTAATAGCGAGCTACTGGCCGTTCCCGCCGACCATCTCGAAACCGACCGGATGGAAATCGTCATCCAGTCGGCGGACGTGCCGATGATTAACGTCCCATTTTCGGAAGTCCGCTACATCAACATCAACGAATCTCTGGGCCTGCCGATGCGCTGGTGCCAGTACGGCGTCAACTTCCACTTGGCGAACGTGCCGGATTCGGCCTATACGATCCTCTGCTACTACATGCAGAAACTTCCGGAACTTTCCGCCGATGCCGATACCAACGATTGGCTGTCGTGCGCGGAAGACGTGGTGATGTACGGCGCAGCCAAGTTTGTGGCAAAGACTTACATGCGGGATTTGCAGGCCGGGGCGATTTTCTCGGCCATGCAGAAGTCCTATGCAGACGAACAGTTGTTCAAACTGCGCGACCAGAAATTCCAAGTGCGCCTCCGTCAGACGAGATTCTAAATGTTCATCCCTGTCGCCGAATGGTTGCCTGACCAACCGTCCTACAACAATCCGGGCGGCAACCGCGCATTCAACGTCATTCCCGGTCAGGCGTGGTATGAGCCTATGCCGTCGCTCGTTGTGAAGGCAACCGGCTCTACGGGCCGTATGCTCAACTTCATCAACGCCCGCGACAATGCCAACAACAACTACACCTATTGCGGTGACGTGTCGGCGCTGTACGTACAAACGGGCGGCTCCCTGACTGCCGTAACCAAGGTTTCGGCTACTTACGCGGTCGCCAATAGCGATAGCTGGGAATTCGTACAGTGGGGGCAGACAGTCCTAGCTACAAACGGCACGGACCCTATCCAGCAAATCTCCCTCGGCGCTGCCAACTTCGTGGATTTGGCCGGGTCGCCGCCCAAGGCGCGACACTTGGCCGTGATTCAGAACTTTGTCGTGACGGGGAACATCTCGGATTCGGCGACGAACGTACAGCGCGTGCGGTGGTCTGCGCTCAACAATGCCGGATCGTGGACGCCTGACCCTGCCACGCTGGCAGACTTTCAGGACTTGCCGGGAGACGGCGGCTGGATTCAGAAAATCGTGGGCGGTGAGCAAGGCGGCTACATTTTCCAAGAGCGCGCCATCTACCAAATGAACTTTGTTGGCTCTCCGCTGATTTTCCAGTTCAACAAAATCCAGTACAACATCGGCGCTTATGCCCCGCAAGGCGTCGTCAACTACGAAAATCTGGTGTATTTCCTGTCGGCGGATGGCTTCTACAAATTCGATGGCACGAATATCACGCCTATCGGGCGAAGCAAGGTCGATAACACGTTCTTCACGGATTTGGATACCACGCACACGAACAATATCCGCGCGGCGGTGTGGCCGAAGCACAAGATCGTGTGCTGGGCTTATCCGGGTGTCGGGAACAATAGCGGCAAGCCGAACCACATCCTGATTTATTCGTGGGCCTACGATCGGTGGAGTCGCATCGATATCCCGACTACGCTGGATAACGGCGCGGTGGAATGCCTTGGCCTGTCTGCCGTGCCGGGAGTGACGCTGGAACAGTTGGATGCGTATTGCGGAAGCAATATCGATTCGCTGGTTATCTCGCTGGATGACCGCTCTTGGACGGGCGGTGAATTGGTATTCACGGCATTCGTAAAAGGTTCCCTGTATTATTTCAATGGCAATTCCATGTCTGCGGACGTGGAAACCACGGAAATGAACCCGATGCAGAACCTTTACCAAGTCCAGTTGAACCAAGGAAACGACAACGTTAAGTACCTATGTCAGCTTAACGAAGTGTACCCAATTCTGGATGGCCCAAGTGCCGATGCTCAGACGGTGCAAATCGCCAGTCGCAGGCAAATCACGGACGCCGTGAGTTACGGGCCGTCCATTGCAACCAATTCCGCTGGCTTCTGTCAGTCGCGGATCACGAACCGGTTTTTCCGCTTCCGTGTCAAAACGGACGGAAGCAATTACAACTTTTTACAAGGCGTGGATATCAATTTTGTCCCTGCCGGTCTTCGATAGGGTGATGAAATGGCACTGCGCGATTGGTCCACCACTCCCGGTAGCAACGCAAACGTCGGCTCTATCAATTGGGCGGAAGGGCAAGCCCCTTCCACCGTCAACGATAGCGCCCGGCAAATGATGGCAGACGTGGCGGATTGGACGACAAACGGTCCTGAGTGGTATCCGCGCGATTCCGCGACCTACGCGAGCGGAACTACCTTTACCGTGCCGGGCAACCAGACGGCGGCCTATACGGCAGGCCGCCGCGTATGGGCGGCGGTGACTGCCGGGAACGTCTATGGTTCCGTGGTGTCCGCAACCTACGGCACGAATACGACCGTCACTGTTGTCTGCGATTCAGGTTCTCTGGATTCGGGCCTGTCGTCTCTGCGCATCGGGCCGCAAGCCACGAATACCTCTTTCCCGACCAACACCAACCAAGGGTTTAACGTCCTGACGTGCGGCTCTCTATCCGTCAGCGCGGGTGCTACTGTAGCAACTCTGGCGGCGACGACTGCCGCCATCGGCGTGGCAAACGTGGGTTCCATGTCTATCAGCGCGGCTCTGGTGGTCACGGGGCTGGGTACGCTGGCCGGTGGTCTGCACGTAGACGGCGCGCTCTCTCTGAGTGCTGGCGTGGCAACACCTCTCATCATCAACAGTAACCAAGCTGCTGCCGGGATCAAATTCAGTTCCAGCACCGGAACCAAACTTGCCCGCGTGAATGGCGCGAACTTCGAATTCGTAGCGAGTGCTGGCTCTACCGTTCTTCTATCTCTGGATGATTCCGGGAACCTAACGGCGACTGCCAACATCACGGCTTACTCGGATGAGAATCTGAAAGAGGATTGGAGAAGCCTGCCGGATGACTTCGTGGAGCAACTTGCCGCGATCCGGCGCAGCGGTACGTACTCCCGCATCGATACCGGTGCGCGAGCGGTAGGCGTCGGCGCGCAATCGCTTATGAATATCCTTCCGGAAGCTGTCCTGAATGGCGGCGCGCACCTGTCGGTTGCCTACGGACAAGCCGCCCTTGTGGCATGCGTGGCGCTCTGCCGCCGCGTGCTGGCACTGGAAGCCAGAATTGCTGAATTGGAGAATAAATAATGGCTCTCCCGGCAAGCGGTGCTATTTCCATGTCGCAGGTAGCGACGGAAATCGGCGTCTCCCAAACTGGCTTGTCCATGAATCATGCGTGGATTCGTGCGCTGGCTAATGAATTTTCAGGTGCAGTGGATATGAACTCCCTGCACGGCCAAGTCGGAACGCTTACCGGGAATTATGCCATTACGGGTGGCCCAAGCGGGTTAATTACCGTGAATGCCGGATTTATCCACGGAACGCTGGGGAGCGTCGGGCAAAACCAATTCGGGTTTATGACACTTTCCTTTAACGGCAACGGGATTAGTTATACGGGGAATATAAAAGTCACGAATAACACGTCTGCGACAAGCGGCGTATTGAGTTGGGTCAACTCAACCACATGGCAAGCAACGGTAAGCACATTCGTCATGCAAGCCAGAATCGGCGATACCGATAACTTTACCTTCACTTTCAGCAACTAAAAAATGTACTATAACATCAGAGGAATTCCGGCTGATATGATCCCGGACCTTTGGCGCTTTGCAGAGCCATATATAAAACGAGCCTTGGATCATACATTCGGGGAACTTTCGGTGGATGACCTCCGCGCATTATGCCTAAGCCGTGACGGGCAATTGTGGATGATGCAGAAGGAAGACCGTATTATTGGCGCTGGCATCACCATGATCGTCGTCTACCCGCAAATGAAGGTTTGCCGCGTGGTGACGATGGCGGGTTCGGAGTTTGATGAGTGGAAGAACATGGTTTATGCCCATATTGAGTTATGGGCGGAAGCGCAAGGTTGTGATGGCATGGAAGCCTATGTAAGAAAGGGCTTCGTGCCGAAGCTGCTGGAAATTGGATTCAAGCATCGGTATTCAGTGGTTCATAAGTCTTTCAAGGACGGCTAAAATGGCTATCTCTGCGAATGCGGGTTCTCTAACCCCGACATTCCAGCAAGACGAAGTACGGCATCGCCGACGCATTGCGGCGTGGGCGAACGCTGTCAACGCGGGCCATATCCAGAATACGGGTGTAACGACGCTGGGGACTTCCACGGCGACGACGGTGGTAACGGATTCTCGTGTTGGGAATACGAGTTTCATCGGGCTTATGCCTGTCACTGCTGACGCATCAGCAGCGGGGGCATACGTCTCATCCCAATCCAAGGGAGCGTTCACGATCACGCATCCGAATAATTCCCAGAATGACCGGACATTCCGGTACTGCATTCTGGGGCAGTAAGGAGAAAGGCCATGAGTGGCGGCGGCGGCGGCGGTAACACTAATACCATCCAGCAAGCGGACCCTTGGTCGGGTATCCAGCCGTCCCTTTCCGCTCTGTATGGCAACCTGACGGGCGCATATAACGCTGGTCAGCTAAACCCGTACCAGAATACCGGGCAGGTCGCTCCGTGGTCGCCCGCGATGAATGCGGGCTATGCCACGGCGATGGGCGGCGCAAATCAGGCAAGCGCGCTGACTTCACAATTGGCCGGGGGCAACTTCTCCAACAACGTCGGCGGTCAAGTCCTGTCCGGGATTGCGCAAGGCAATACGGCTGGCGATCAGTCGCTGGGGCAAATGCTGAATGGCAATATCTCCCAGCTTGCCGGGGGCAACTTCACCAGCAACCCCGCTGCCAGTACGCTGGCGCAGACGGCGAACGGCAACTTCCTGAATGCCAATAACCCGCAAGTCCAAGGGCTGTTGGCGGCGGAAGCGCAACCGGTTACGCAGCAGTTCACGAATAGCGTGATGCCCGGCATCATGTCGGCCTTCGCAAGCGGTGGTCGGCTGGGTAGTGACGCCAATATGAACGCGCTGCAAATGGCGTCCAACTCTCTGGGGACCACGCTCAACAATCTGGCCCAATCCACGATTGGCCAGAACTACATGAACGAGCGGAACAACCAGCTTTCGGCTGCAAACCAGTTGCTTGGCACGCAGACGAGCGCCGGGAATCTGCTGAATACCGCTGCCACGGGATTGAACTACGGCCAGCAACAGGCCGGTAACTCGCTGGCGAACCTGCAAGGCTCCGCGCTCAGTAGCCTGCCTACCATGTCGTCGGCCCCGATGACGGCGGCAAGTACGCAACAGGATTACTTGCAAAACATCTTGAATTCGCAGATCGCGCAGCAGAATTACGTGAACCAAATGCCGCTCATGGGACTGGAAAACCTGTCGGGCCTGCTGCAAAACGGTATGACGCTGACGGGTTCCACGTCGAGCGGAACCAGCAACATCAACTCTAACCCGTTCGGTTCGGCTATCGGCGGCGCTGCACTCGGCGCGGGGATCGGCTCCATCATTCCGGGTGTGGGTACAGCAATCGGCGCTGGGCTCGGTGGGCTCGGCGGTCTGTTGTCGGGCATTTTCTAAGGTGATGCTATGGACTTCTCTTCTCTGGCATCACTCTTTAACAACGGCGGATCGTCGTCTCCGTTTCTAAGTAATCTCATGCAGCTTTTCCAGCAACCGGGCGCTACGTCCGGGCTTATGTCTGGGAATATGGGTTCGTCCCTCGGAAATGCGCCCGCTGGGCTGTTTAGCGGTACTAACCCGACTGCGGCGATGACAAGTTATGGGCCGATGGGCGGCGGTATCTCCGGACAGGCGAATGGCCAGCAATTGCCGACGTTCTCTCTTAGCGGGCAGGCTCCGGGCTGGATGCCTAACCAATCGCAAGGTATGCCTGCCGGACTCATGCAGGCATTCCAAGGAATTCAAGGACAGAACCAACAGAATCAGCAGCAGATTCAAAACTCGCTGAATATGCAGCAGCAGCAAGCCCTACAATATCAGCAGCAATTGCGGCAACGGATGGCTATGCTGGGGAACCGAAATGGATATTGATTTTGCATCTCTCTTGTCGAACCCGCTATTCACGGTGGGCGCGGGTCTTCTCGGAGACAAGGGGAATAATGTCGCCCAAAATATCGCGGCTGGATTGCAAAACGCCCAGACGGCTCAAACCAATCCGATCCAGAAGCAAATTCTCTCCATGCAAGCCGAACGGCTTCGCAATGCGATGAATTTCAATCCGGCCGATTATTTGCAGACAACTCCGAATCCGGAAGGAACGAACGCATCCCTCCAAGCCGCGCAAAACCAACTCCCGGCGCAAATGCCTGCCGGTATCGGTGGTCCTATCGGCGGTCAAACTGCACTGCCCGGCGCAAACCCGAACCAGATCGCGCTAAATCCGGCTCCCGGCATCCAGACTAACCAATTGGATTTGCCTGCCATGATTTCGGCGGGCATCCATGCTGGTCTGCCTGCCGGTGAATTGCAACAAATCTGGCAGACGATGGACCCGATGACGGCGGCGCGCTATCAGATCATGATCGCGGCCAACAAGCCGGAAGTGGTTGCCCCGCAAGCCAAACTTATGACGTATGCCGATACCCTGAATGGTGGGGGCGGCGGCGCGTCCAATGACAATCCGACTCCGGAAAGCGATCTTGGTCAGCTTATGGCGCTGAATAATGCGCGCGATGCTGCTATCAAATCCGGCAATACCACGCTGGCGAATCAGTTGCAGACTGCTATCGACAAGCGCACTGGCGCATTCGAGCAAGGTCTGACGACGGATATTCAACCGGTGGTAGATGCTATCGGGCATTACAACCAAGCGCCTCTTACCGGGAATGCAATGCGCGATCCGCGCGCCCAGAAAATCATGGCGCAGGTTGCCAAGCAATATCCGCAATACAACGCCCAGAACTACGCGGCTTCGCAAGCGGCTTCGGAATCGTTTGCCGGTGGTCCGCTGGGGGATCGTTCGCGCGTGCTTAACGTGGCAATCAACCATTTGGATACGCTGAAAGACGTAGCGGCGGCGCTGGGTAACAAGGATATGAAAGCCTACAACGCGGCGCGTCAGGAAATCCTCACGCAAGGCGGTAGCAATATCCCGACCAACTTTGACACGGTGCATCAGATCGTGGCGAACGAAGTCATCAAAGCCGTCAGCAATTCGGGAACCGGTACGCAATCGGAACGCGATGAATTGAAGGACAACATCTCGAAAGCCAGTTCGTTTCAACAGTTGGCCGGGTCTATCGATCAGGCTCAAAAGCTGTTGGGCGGGCAACTTAACGGCTTGGCGACGCAGTACAAGGGCGCAACGATGGGCCGCACGGACTTTGCGGATCGTTACCTGACGCCCCGCACTCAGCAAGTGCTGGGTACGGGTACGTCCGCTGCCGCTCCCAAGATTGACCCGCAAGCGGCTCTTGCGGAATTGCGTCGTCGTGGAGCGATCAAGTAATGGACCTGTCGAACGTTCCGACCGATCAGTTGTTTGCGGCTCTGCCGCCGACGCCCGCTAACTTCGCCGCTCGCTATGGTGATGTGGCGGCGCTCGCGGGTAATCAGTTGGGAATCGATCCGAAAATCATTCTGGGCCAGTGGGGGCAGGAAACCGGATGGGGCAAGTCCATCATTCCGGGGACGAACAACCTTGGCAATATCAAGGCTCCGAATGGCAATGGTGTAATGGCAACCGACAACGCCACGGGTAGCCGTGACGCCTATCAAGCCTTTCAGTCGCCTCAAGACTTCGCCAATGCCTATGTCCATCTCGTACAGTCGCGCTACCCTAATGCGGTCGGCGCGGGCAGTGATGTGAATGCTTTTACGCGTGGGCTGCAAGGCTATGCTCAGGACCGTGCTTATCCGGTGAAGGTCGCTGCTGCTGCTAAATCCATTCCGGAACGCATCCTGAATGCGATCATCCCGTCCGTACAAGCGCAGGAAGCCCCGAGCGGTCCCGATCTTTCCAAGGCATCGGAAGCGGACTTGCGTGCTGCCGCTGGCCTGCCTGCCACTGGCGATCTGTCGCAAATGTCAGAAGCCGATTTGCGGGCCGCTGCCGGGTTGCCGCCTGCTGCGGCTACTCCTGCTCAACCGCCCGCGCCACCTATGCCGTTGGCTCAACAGCTTGCACGTCAGCTGGGGTTGACTGCACGCGCAGCGGGACATGGATTGGCGGATGCAGCAGGCGTCATTGGCAACCCATTGAATGCAGCGGTGAATACCGTAGGCGGATTCTTCGGACATAATCCGCATCTTCGGGATGTGGATACGCTGCTCAAGAACGCGATTGACCAATATACACCGGCTCCCCAAGGCGACCTTCAGAAAACCGTAGGCGGCGTTGCGGAGCAACTTGCTAACCCGATCAATACAATTGTCCCGGGCGGTTCTGGCATTGCAGGTCGAGCGCTGGCAGGCGCGGCGGCGGGAGCTATGCAACCGGTCCATGCCGGTACGACTGCCGGTCAAATCGCCGCTAATGCAGGCGTAGGGGCACTCACGGGCGGTACGCTTGGCGCGCTCGGGCGCGTTATGGAAGGCGCGCGTGTTACTCCAGCAGCGCAGCAACTTATTGATCAAGGGGTCGAGCTTACGCCAATGCAAGCCATGGGCGGATTCCTCAACAAAGCTGAACAAAAGCTTTCGAAGACTATTCCTGTCGTCGGCGAAAGCATGGAAGATGCACGATATGCCGCTAACTTTAGCGCTAATAAGGCATTCGGTAATCAGGTACTCGCCCCTGTCGGAGAAACGGTAGACAAGAGCGCGGCCAATTCAGTGCGCACACTTGCTGCAAACGTCCATGAGAAGTTGAGCGCCAAATATCAGGAAGTTCTTCCGCAGATCACATTCAAGGTTGATCCGCAGTTGGCTCAGGATATGGCTCCGATCATGCAGGAAGTCCGTAACTTGCCGCCTGACACGCAGAATGAATTCATGAATATCTGGCAACGGAATATCGGTAGTCAGCTTAACCGTGGACAAATGCCCGGTCCTGTCTTCAAGCAAGCGGATAGCGTGATTGGCCGTGAAGCGGCTAACTTTTCCAATAAGCCCGAT